GAAATTTTTTCATTTGTCCTAGTGATCTTGCGCAGAATGATTTTCTACGTTTAGCAGCTTTTGATCCTGGCTTCACTTTACCAGTCACGGCTGTTTTTAGTTTTGAACCGGGATTTAATCTTCTATAAGCTTTGACACCGGCTCGAGTCATGCCTGCTCCAGACTTTGTAGGTCTAAAGTTCTTTTTGTTTCTTGCAGGCATTCTGTCTTGTCTTCTCATTAGATCATGCCTTTGTAATATTTAACGTAAGATGGGTTAGATAATTTTACTCCTCCGTACTCACTATTAATGCTTTTACCTATGTAACCTGCTGCATAACCTCTCGCAGCTTTTGTTCTTTTTGTAAAAGTTTTTACATTAGTTGGTTTACCACCAACACCTTGTGCCACGGCTCTCTTTCTTTTTACAGCTGAACGTCTTTGACTTTCAGTCATACGTCTTGCTTTAGCAAGAGGAACACATTTTGGATACTTACGTTTTGCATCTTTCTTTTGTTTTGAACGACCACACTTTGCAAACGAACCATCTTTTCGTTTACTTCCAATGTCCACCCATTGCTGTTTGAACCATTTATCAAGTCCGTTCTTTGCCATATTATTTATTTGGTCTTCGTGCTTTACCAAATCCTTTTATCTGTATGCAGGCACCGCCACCCATTTTTAAACCTTGTCGTCTTAGTCTTTGTGTAGCTTCAGTAAGTCCACCTTCAGCTTTGTAAACTCTACCACCCATAGCAGAAGGTTTACGTCCTCTAAAATCTTTTCTTTTTACACCAGATGGATCTTTGATCTTACCAGCACAAATTTTAGAAGCGTAGGCATTAGCATATGCTGACGGATACACTTTGAATTTTCGCTTCGCTGCGGCTTTACCTCTTGGACATAGTTTAGTCATTATCTTTTCCTCGCTGTTTGTGCAGCTCTTCTAAAATTTGCTGCAGTCGGTGCACCCTTTGCACCTTTCTTACGCATTTTACCGCCACGTTTTCTTTTAGCGTGTATGTTTGCGTATAAACCTGGTCTGGCCATTACATTTTTTTCTTCATTTTCTTTTTCATAAAAGCTTGAAGACCTGGATTTAATTTAGAAATACCGCCGCCCATTTTTTTGACACGACCGCCTTTCATCATTTTAGCTTTGCCAAGATCTTTTGCACCCTTACCATCAGCAGCAAAGAAAGGAACTTTTTTTCCACCTTTCATTACCATTTTAAGTTTACCATTTGAGCCAGCTTTCATCATAGTTCTTTTTTTCATCATTCCGCCACCCATTTTTTTAACACGTCCACCATCTTTATAACCTTTTGGTGATACTTGTTTGTTGTATAGTCTATTTGCCATTTTTATTTCCTCCGTTTCTAAAAATTTGCGTTCCCTTTATACCATATATGCTCGCCACGACAAGTATCCAAAGATTTGTGAACCATGACGGGAGCTGCGAAAACATCTCGAAGAACAATTTTACTTTGTCCATCGCAGATGGATCATCCGATATAACTGCCCATGCAAGCACTACTACAGGCAAACTTAAAATTATTAAAACTGCTTCGTCTTTCCAGTCTGATTGTCGACTTTCTAATAATTTTCCTTGGTAAGCCTCCTCACCTCGGGCCATACGCTCTGCATGCATTAATTGTGCATCTGACATTGCTTGTTTTGTCTTTTGACGGTTAGCATAAATCTTACTTCCTGTAGAAATTGCTAATTTTATTGCTTGAAACCACATTTTATTTATCTCCTCTTATAATTTGTACAGTTTTTGCCATCTTATCTCCTGATGGAATCGTTTTTCCAAGTATTGTTTTCTCTATTGAAGTGTTTGCACGTAATTTTGCAAGTTCTTCGTTCTGTCTTAACTTCTCATCTTGGTTTTGATCACTCATCATGGCTCTCATTCGGTCTAAATTTAGTCTTTCTTGACCTTCTTTTTCTTTTCTAGCGTTTTCTTTTGCTTGTAAATCTATTTCTCTTGCTCTTAACGCTGCAATTGGGTCATTATCAAACTGTGAAGTTATTTTTTTCTCTTCTTTTGCAAAATCATCCATCATTTCTGATACTAAAACTGCTTTTCTAGACTCTATTCGCTCTGTTAACATTCTAATTTGTTGTTGAGCTTGTGGATTTTGCATTGCCATCTGTTGCATTTGTGCAAGTTGTACTAATTCTTCTCTAAATTCTATTTCAATCTGTTCTTGTGCCATCAAACTTATATGTTCTAGTATATTTTTTTGTATTGCAGCACCAACCACTGGTGAATTTTTTACCATATTAGTTTCCATAAAATTTAAGTGCGCTGTAATATGTGCTTGATGGTCCTGACCTGGAAAAGCTTGAAAAGGTTTACCAGCTAATGCATCAATATGCTCTAGTGCTGGGTCTTTTGGCATTGGTCGTTCTGGTCTTTTTAAAATTGAATCTATGTTTTTTACACCTAACGCCTCATACATATTTCTGTAGACTTCGTATTGATTATGAATAGCAGGGTTAGAAGCTGCCAGTTGCATTTCCGTTTGAGCGAGTGATATCCGCTGTGTTTGTGAAAATATATTGGGATCAGCAACTGGCAATATATCTATTCGGTCGTCAAAATCAGATTGCTTGATTTGTCTTTGACCACCAACAACATCATACGGATAAACTGGAGGTAAGTAAAGTTTAAAAACTCTGGCCATTAAACTAAACTCACGTTTCATAGAAGCATATAATCTTTTATGAATCGCTGACATTGTTCTAGATCCTCTTTCTAACATAGCAACAGTTGTACCAACTGCAGCGCTTTGATTGCCTTCACCAACTTGAAGATCAGCAATAGATGCAAATCTTTGTCCCGCACCAACCACGACACTCATCAATTGTAATAAAGTTCCTGATGGTTCTTTAAATGGTAATGGCATAAAAGCATCTCGTAAATTACCACCAGGTGCATCTACATCTCTAAACTCTCCTGGTTGTATTGGAGCTGCTTCGTCTCTTAATTTTATACCACGCATTTTGAATCCTGATGGTTGGTTAGAAAATGTTCCAGCATCAAGAAGTGATCTTAGTGCAGATGTTGCAGTTCTAGACAAACCACCAATCATGTGTATCAAACCAAAGCCATAAAAACCTAGACCAGGTAAAAATTTAAAATGCACAAAGTATTGTATTTTTTTTCTAGATGGATCTCCAATATTATAGTTTCTTCTAATAGATAATACTTCACGTGATCCTTCTTCGATTGTAACAATGTATGGCAACTTAATACCTGTTGGCTCTCCTTGAGAGTCTACATCTTCAAAACCTTCAATATCTAGATCAACATGACACTCTAAAAGTGTAAACATATTTTGGTCTTTAGTTTTACTCATGCCATCTAGTTCTCTTTCTTTTTTCTCTGATTCAGTTTCATTTTGTGAACCTGGTGTTAGTTCTACATCTCTGTAAAAACCACCAACTTGTTGTTTTCTTAATTCATTTTCTGATATTTTAATCACATGAATAATTGATTCCGCATCATCTAATGAGGTAGCTGAATACGGAACAATTAAATCATCAGCAGGAACAAACTTTGATACTGTTCTCTGCATAATCTCGTCGTAATAAACTTTTTTAAATGTTGACCCTGATAGTGGTAGATAAAATAACATTTGATCAAACTCAGATTCATACTCTTTCATCTCTGACATAATTTGATAATTCATAAATTCTTTAACACGCAAAGCCTGTTGCTCTTTATCAGGAGTTGGCAAACCAACAATCTGTGTTCTAACTGGTCCTTGTGATGGTAATAATTCTTTGTAAGCTAGAGCTTGAAACTGTGTAACAGCCTCTGCTAATACTGGATGAGTTGCACCTGATGCACCTTTAAATGGTTCAGATTTTTCTTCATACTTAAATCCTAAAAGATCTAAACCATTTGTGTAAGCATGTTCCCAATCTTTTCTACCTGATCTGTAGTCTACATAATTTGTGTGTAACTGACTTCCTATTGGCATTAAAACTTCTTCTGGTAATAATTCTGCAAGGTTTGCAAAATGTTCATCAGTTTGTGGTAAACTTCCTACTTTAGGATCAAAATTTATATCAACGCTACCATCTTCATTTGGTTGTACTTCAACAGGTTGATCTGGTTTTTGTTGTTCTTGTAAATCTATTTGTACTTCTTCAGGACTTGGAACGTTTATTGTTTGTTTTACGTTCGGTAAAGACTTGTCTATTTCTGCCATTTATTTTCTCCAGTTTCACTGTCTTAACAGTATTATAGTTAATATTCAACCCCTGCGCATCCGGGCCAGATCTAGGTGGGGGTCCTGATTTTTTACCAATCATTATAATTTTAATATCTTAATTAATCCACCCTCTGCATTTGGGTCTCTATCTGTTGGATCAAAGTCTTCTAGTGTTTCTTTTTCTTTTAAATCTTTCTCTAGCATATCTAATACTTCTTGATCTGACACACCTGTATCTGGATTTTTTTGCGTCTGTAAATCAAAAAAACCCTCCATCTCTATTAAATCATCTAATGGTTTTAATTTACGTCCTGTAGATTCTGCTTCAGCTATTTCCTCTCCAAGATTTTGAATATCTGTTCCTGCTCCTATACCAAAATTATTTGTAAAAATATCTAATGGGTCTTCTCTTCTATCAATCTTAATTCCTTTTTTATCTAAAATTCTTCTAGCAATTGTTCTTGTAATCCCAACTACAGGATCTAATGGTCCACCTGGTCTTCTAGGGTTTTTTAAATTTTCTATTCCTAATCTTGTAAGATCCGTGTCGCTTGGTTTTTGTTCTGTCGGCACATCAAGTGTCTCGATGCCTTCAGCTTTCTTTGCACCCTCTTTAACCATAGGGATTACAACACCTTCTTTCTTACCAGGCTTACCAACCACTGGTTTTTTAATTTTTGAAAAAACATTTTCGATTTGTTTTTTAAGAAGCGGAGTCATTTCACCAAACTCTTGTTTAGCAAATTTATATGCGTCTTCTATTTTTAATCCTCTTCTCCTAGCGAGTCTCTCTAAAGCTAATAAAAATCTTGCAATTGCACCCATAATTTTTTACCAATAATATTTATATTTTCTTCTAGGCAGTCTTTCATCCTCGTAATCTTCAGGATGGTTTATCAAACCGCCTTGCCTAAATCTCATGATTGCTTGTGTC